TTATCTAAAGCATTCAAAGTATGTCTAGATGACTTAATTTCGTCAACCTGATTTATTTCTTCTTTTAATCTTACTGCATATTCTAAAAGTTTATTAAGTTCGTTAGTTCTATTTTTAACTTCTAAAATTGCTTTATGGTATTGTTCGGATTTAGATCTGGTTTTAGTTTCGTTTCTAAATCTAGAGTAATTTTCGTTTGTTAATTCCTTCGACATTAAGGCTTTTATCTTTTCAACAGTTTCTTTATCCTTATCAGAAATTTTTACTTTTTTAGTAAATTCTTTTGTTTTTGGATCTTGAACTGTTTCTATTTCTTCTTCTTGAAATAATTGCTTATAATCAATTACCTTAGACTTACGATTAGGAATAGAAGGAGCATTTTTCCAACCCATTTTACTGGTTAAGTAGTTATGCGCGGCACCTTTAGCTTTTTTATTTGGATTAAAAGCAGTATTGCCTAAGTATCCTTCACCACCTGTTGCAGATTCTTCATCTATATTAAGTAGTTCTAATACTTTTAATCTAATCTCTTTTTTTAACTCGTCTTTGGTCATTTTAAAGATGATTTAATTTCTTTTACTAGTTCGTAGTATTGCATTATAGAAACCAAATTTTCATCCTTTATAGATTGCCTTTCTGAAATAGGTTTAATTAAATTTAATACCTCGTTTAATTTAATAGTAGTTACTTTATCTTCTATTTGAGGAATTAAATTCTCTATTTCATCTTTTACCTGATCTATTTTATTATTTAAAAATTCTTTTAACTGTTTAGTATCAGATACATTATTTATGTATTCTTTTAATATTCCTTTTTGTTCTTCTGAAAGATCGCTGTATTGAGTATTAAATTTTTCTACTAATATTCTGTAGGCTAAAATTCTAACATCTTTATCTTCTTTCATGAATTCTTGTACTGCTTTTTTCTCTACCTTATCTTCACTCATTAACTCTTTAGTGATGTGTTCTAAGATAGTAATCTTATTAACAATAAGATTTTTAGTATCAGTAAATTCTTTAGATTTAGATGTTTCTAATAAATTATATGTTGCAGCAAAGATTTTATAATTATCTATTTTAGCTTTAAAGAAATTTTCTACATCGTAATGCTTTTTAATTTCTCTAATTAAATTATATTTTTCTTTATTTAATTTATCTGAATTAATCTTTTTATTTTGATCTAAAACAGCATTAATTAAAGTTTCTGCTTTTCCTTCTGATAATTTAGGTGCGTTTGCAATAGTATTGTAAACGTTATATTCTTTTGATAGTTCTGTTTCTTTAAAATATTTTCTAATTATAGAAACTGCTTTAGAGTCCTGATTAGACATCATATCAGAAGTTACTTGACGCACAAGTAGTTCAAAGAGAATACCAGTGTTTTTAAATTTAGAATGTTTTTTAATATTACTCATACGATATGATATACTAATAATAAATATCTAACTTATTCAATATCATCAATTATATTATCCTCATGAAGCAAATCGCTTTGTTCGAATAAATTAATTTTACGATCGATATTTATTTTTTCAAACATACTCTTATTAGTATGATACACTATTTGTGTATTTTTATTTTCTAAAGCCAGAGGTGATCCTCCTGCATATTTAGTTCTTCCAGTACCATCTTCTCCAGAATTAGAATTATTTTTCATATCATAATTACCCATTCTATCTCTTCCAAGAGGATCTTTAGTTGTTCCTATAAATGAAGCTTTTTCTTGAGGACGACCTGGTTTGTGGATAGGTTCATTTGGATTTTTCTCATTATATCCTAGTGGAACTTCTGAAGCGGCTGTTCTATTAGCATTACCTCCGTAAAGACTAGCGATTTGATGCGGGGTTCCATATGCTTGATTTGATTCAGAAGGATCATTACCTTCGTTTTCAATTTGAGCATAACGGAATTGACGTTTCTTATCTTCTAATAATAAGTCTCTCATTTCATCATATTCACTTTCACTTAAGTGGAATAAATTATCGTATATGTAATCTGATGGGAATAGGTTATTTTCCATCATTTGAGAAGCTAGATCGATTTTCTCTTTCATTAGAGCTACTCTTTCCTGATCATAGATAATTGAAGGAGTAGTTAAGCTTAATTCAAAGTTTACTAATGAATCACTAGTGTATCCTTGTGTATATAAATGTACTAAAGCTATCTTAGTTAACTCAGATAATACAATTCTCTGGATTCTTTCGATAGTTCTAGCAAATCTAATATCTTCTGCAGCAAGAGTTGCTTTACCTGATAGATCCTTTTCATAGCCCATAAAGGCTTTAGGGATTTTTAACGCTGCAAATAATTTATCTCTTAAATAAGCAACATCTTCAATACCGTTATACTGTAATCCAGGTACGGTTTCAATACGAGTTGATTGGTCATTACCTCTTACCGGGATAAAGTAATCTTCAAGTAAGTTTTGCATATTATATTTAAGGTTATATTGACCTGTGTTCTGATCTACAAAAGGAATTTTCTTCATTTTAGAGATCATTCTCTGCATATATGTCTCAACCTCATTAGGAGGAATAGCTCCTACGTTTATATAATAAGCTCTCTTATCCGGTGCTCTTACTATGCGGTGAATTAACATCGCATCTTCCATCAACACCATTTGCTTAAAAATCTTTCTACCTGGTTCTAAGTATGATCTACCGTAAGGTAGGTAATTTACATCTCCTATAAGTCGGAAATGGGCCATTTCATAATTTTCAAATTCTAGACCTGTACCTTCTTGAGATGCTCCAGCATATGTTGCCATATAGCCTGATGAACCGCCAGATACTGCTGTTGGATCGTACTTAAATTTAACGTAAGATGGGTTTTTAACGTCACTTCCTTCAAGTCTTACAATGGTGTAGGCAGAGAAAGGGATAACATTATATACCCCAATTTTCTCAGCTATCTCTAATTTAAGATAGAAGTCACCAAATTTAGTCATGTTTCTAATCCATGACCATAAGTTAAATTCGATGTTTAAAACATCATAAAATAAATTATATAATATCTTTTGGATATTTTCATCTGAAGATCTAATTTGAAGTACTTCTCCTTGTTCATTCTTTAAAGTACACTCATCAGAAATAATATCTAGGGCTGATGCTATAATAGCGTCTGTATCCATGGACTCGTAATCTGCATACAACTGAACACGCATTGACTGGTAGTTCTGGGTTGTATTGAGATTATGAGCATAAGAGTTAGAAGTAGTATATACTCTGTTGAATCTGTCAACCAAGGCATTAGTTTGGAGAATACCATTTGTCTGGATTCTCTCAGTATCCATCGTTTTAAGATTATTACCACCAACATTCCTTATTACGACGTCGGTAGAGAATAATCTCTGTAATCTAGAAAATACGTTTTGTTCTGCCATTTATTATAAATATAAATATATTAAAGTAACCACCTAATATCCTCGGACTCTCCGTATATATTAGTTTGGGAGTATGGATTATCCATATTACCTCCTTGGGAATAGATTTGAAAACCTGAGTTTGTTTTACCCATATTATTCATTGCTGCTTTTGCCAGATCCTGACCTGTTTGTCTGAATTTTAAAGCAGTATCTCTTAAAAACATTGCTATTCCCCATGCCATTGTTAAGTCGTCATTATAAGAAGACATTGCTTGAGCTTTACCGTTCTTCCAAATAAACGTTCTCCACTCTTCTAATAATCTTTTTGATCTTATAGTACAAGCTCTTTCATTAATATACGAAATCATTTTCGAAATAACAAGCGGTCTTGTCTTTAAATTTGTAGAAAATCCCGGAACCATTCCGTCTCCGGAGTCAAACTTATTAAGATACATCTCAACATTAGTCAAAGCTATGTCTGATCTAGGAGAGTAGTATAGGTTTCTATATCCTCTTTCGATAGCTGTCTGAACTACGTCCCATCCTATGTTAGCGTTTTCAATTACTAGTAAAGCATCGTTATATTCAGTAGCTATGCCTACTAAAAGATTACCGTAATCCCTAGTATCTATATGACCTTTATATTCTGCAACCTGGGTTGCTGCTTCTATATCAATTACATGAAAAGCCGAATAATCCTTACCGTCACCTCTGGCAACGTCGGCTACAACTGCATATGTTTTAGAATAATCTACCTGATCCCATACCCATAAATTACCATCTATACCTCTTTTTTCCATCGGTTCTTCGATAGTATTTTCTTCGATCCAATTTAATTGATCTGGCTCTATTACTGTCTGACCTGATGTACTAAAATCGCAGTCACATTCTTGAGCTGCATCTCTTATGCCTAGGATTATATCCTGTTCATCTCTCCATACCTGGTTTCTCTCCGGGTGAACAGTCCAGGGTAAAGATAGAGGTACGAATCTATTTTCTCCGGCCTGCGCCTTAACAAAGGTTTGATGGAACCAGTTACCAGTACCGTTAGGAGTAGATAGGGCAATACATTGACCTCCGGTTGCTAAGGTTTGCTGAGCAGCTGTAAAGATTGTATCAATATTATCGATAAATGCTGCCTCATCTAGAATCAATAATGATACTGCCTCAGAACGGCCGGCATCCGGTGATGCTGCAACTGCTTTTACTTGAGAACCGTTAGCAAGTCTTAAACTTAATCTGTTATCCTCTACTGTTTTTATCCTTAACCACTGGGGTAAAGCCTGATAAGCAAAACGGATCTTAGTTACAATGTTTTTAGCTGTTTCCTGCTTGGTTGCAATAGCTAGAACGTTTTTATCTTTATGAAAAAGCATTAACCATAATGAATAAGCTGAAGCCAGAGTTGATATACCTAACTGTCTTGACTTATTTATTACAGTATATTCGTTCTTTTTTAGTTGATGAAGTACTTTATCCTGGAAAGGATATAACGCAAATTGAATCCGGCCTCTTTTAGGGTGCTGGATCATATAATACTTGCGCATAAAATAAGCAGGATCTGTCGCACATTTGACAAATTCCTGCTTAATTGCTTCTTTTATACTAGTAGAGTTGGATGATTGATTATCCTGTTCCATAACATTTATTTTAAGAAAAAGAAATTAAGATACTTTTTCGTATCCTAAATCGTATAATTTTTCTTCAACATCGAAGAATAATTCTTCTGCTGCTTTATCACTCATTGGATTATCGTAAGCATAATCTTCAATTATATCGTGTAATTGTGATTCTGTATACTCTGTACCGCCTTCTAGATGATCTTCTAATCTATCAATGATAGCTCCTACTTTTTCGTGGTGTGATAATTTATCAGATTCATCACCCATCTCATACTCATCTAATTGATCGTCCGCAATAGTTGCCTTTTCGATTTGAGCAGTAAGGTTTTTGATATGCTGAGGAATATTACCAATTTTATCTTTATATTGCTCGATTGTAATCTGACCTTTCTTATATTGGTCTAATAATTCATCTTTATGTTTTAATAATACAGCTAGTTGATTCTGCTTTTTAGCTAAATCTGCTGTACTCTTACTACCTGCTTTTAAATCTTTAGCAGTAGGTTCATCTTG